CCGTAGGAGGAGGTGGTCAGCGACTGCGCGTCCGCCACCGCGTCTGCGGGCTGACGGCCTCGCTTGGCGTCGATCACCACGAACACGTCCCCACGCCCGGAGGCGTACTCCAATGCGGGACTGACGACGTTGGACAGCTCGTCCTCCCCGGGGAAGTTCACCGTGAACGGGTGCAGCACCGAATCCATCTTCTGGAGCCCGGCGATCTTCTGCGTGGCGGTGGGCGGGATGCCGTCGTTCCCCAGAGTGGTGTTGAACGGGTCGAGCGCGTCCTCGTGGTTGGTGCCGTCACCGAGGTAGACCGCCTTGGCCCCGTCAGGACGTGGGGGCAGCACCGCCGGGATGTTCTCCGGGGAGGGGTTGGCCGACAACAGCGCATCGTTGACGCCGCGATTGGTGACGGAGATGAACTTCGACCCGGCGATGACCGAGTTGATCAGGGACACCACGAAGCGCGCATCGGTGGGGTCCATCGACAGATCGGTCCACCGCTCCACGGTGTGGGAGTTGGTGACGCCTCCATGCCGCACCACGAGGTCGAAGCGCCCGGACGCGCCGTCGATCACCTCCAGCGCGATCCGATTGCCCCACGACCCGGGGTTGGCCGCGGACACCATGAGCGTGTCCGACACACTGGTTCCCCGGTCTCGGAGCGTCAGCGAGGCCGTGGCGATGTTATCCCCGATGACCCTGACGACGTGCGCCTCCCTGCCTCCGTTACTGAAGTAGGCGTAGACGGCGAACGGCAGATGCTGGTCCTCGTTCCCGAACCCTCCGAACAGGCTCACGTACTCCGACCAGGAGCTGATGTAGGTGGCCTCAGTCGGCCCTCGTCCGTGTGGCGCGATGAACGCCGCACGAGACAGCGTGGCCGCGCCGATGGTATTGCTCGCCCCCAGGATCTCCTCTACGTAGACCCCAGGTCGAAGGTAAGTGGGCATGTTCAGTCTCCTTGAGAGGTTGATCCGCTGGAGTCCGTGTCATGTCCCGAACGATTCTTCGCGTTGGTAGCCCGAACCATACTTCAACGTGATCGCGACACCGAGCACCGGAGCCGCGCGACGGATGACGTCGGCCAGCAGCTCGCTCGACACGCGCGCGTTCAGGATCGTGCGGAACACGCGCTTGCCATGCTCGTCGTGCGTGTCGGCCTTGACGATCCCGAGGCTGTCCAGCCGACGAATGGTCTTGTCCTCGGGAATCTCCAGGTAGCCGAACCGCAGCGGGAAGCGCGTGGGATCCGACGTCAGCGCGGAGGTGATCGCTCGCTCCTGCTGAGCGTAGCGCGTCCATACCGAGATCTGGTAGTCCAGGTCCACCGGGATGGGGAAGGAGGTCTGGAGCGAGCGTCCCTCAACGGGAGGCTCGACGCCCGAGGGGACGTAGGGCATCTTGATGGCGCCGCGATGCGCGCGCTCGGTGGCCTCGGAGACGCCCACGAGCTCCACCGTGATGAACGGGAAGCGCTGAGCCGCGAGCTCTCCCTCGGGCTGCCGGAACCACGTCCCCACCGGACGACCGGAGGGTGCGGCGGCGTCGACCACCCGGATGCCCTCGGTCCTGCGCTTGACCGCCGCGTCCTCGTTGAGCAGCCAGGTGCCAGCGACGACTCCCTCCGGGGTCAGCTCGCCCACGGTCGGTTGAGTCATGCCGAGCTCCCAGGCTCCAGCAGACGACGCTCCAAGGTCTGGGACAGGTCCTCCTGGATCTCCCGCTCGTCTCGCTTGAGCGCGGAGCGCAGTGCGGGTCGCGCGGGAGACCCCCACGAGCCGTACTCGACGTCGAGCGCGGTCGCGCTCCTGGGGTCATCCGGGGGGACCCCGATCGCCACTTCGCCGTCCTGATCACGGTGAACGACGATGGCGTCCGCGATCTCAGCGTCGACCCCCATCCGAAGGGCCGTGCGCCGCACCCGTTCCGCGATCCGCTCTCCCGCCTCGAACATCGCGGCGTCACAGACGTCCCTGACATCGTCGGCGCGCTTGCTGAAGAACGCCGCCATCTCCTCCATGCCGGTGGCAGTCACAGCGCTCTCACTCGGAGCTCTGGCCCGGTCCGCTGCCCGGTCTCGAACGAGACCTGCTCCTCCGCTCCTGGCATGGGACCGTCGAGACCGAGCAGCGCGGCTGCCCTACGGCCGCCTTGCCCTCGCGCAGGTTGCTCATGGCTCTGGAGGCGCGCGAGGCGACGAGGACGCAAGCGAGCGGTGACAGCCATCCGCTGGTCTTCCCTGCTATGGGCGAGTAAGGGTGACGCTGGTCCGTGCGGACCACCACGAAGCATAGATCAGATCCGCGACGAGGACACGGCGCCCTACGGCGTCTCGGGAGGTCGACGCGCCCATTGCTGGAAATCGGGGTCGTAGACCAGCTCGTCGGGGTCCACCTCGGCCGCATCGACGCCGTAGACGATGTCCAGCCCCCGGATCTGCCCGCGTTTGAGCCAGGAGGTGGGGCTGAAGACCACGCCCTCGTACACGAACCGATCGAGCAGGTGGCGCTCGGTGTCCTCCGGGTCGGTGATCGGAGAGCGGGTCATCTGCGCGTAGGAGATCACCAGATGAATGCGATCGGTGGAGTACTGACCCTGCTGGGTGAACCGCTGCTCCCCCTCCTCCCGGATGGCGTCGATCACCGGCATCCAGAACGGGGTGTCACTCCAGTCGCGCGAGCCCTCCAGCGAGCCCTCGTCGTAGATCGGGTGCGAGCCGGAGGTGGTCGACTCGAACTCGAACCACAGAGCCTCGGTTCCCGTCTTCCGCTGAAGCGCGACCATCTCAGCCTGGATGCGGGAGTGGTCCAGCTTAGGAGTGAAGCGTCCCTGCCGATGGGTGACCCACATCGGCTAGAACACTCCCTGATCGATCGGTGGCTTGACGCGCGCGGGCGGGAACGTCCTGTCGTCGATCTCCTTGGGCACGTACACGGGCACCAGTCGATTGGTGGTCCTGCTGACTCGCCGAAGGGTGCTCATGACGATGCGGTGCAACCCCACGTTGAGCGCCTGGCAGTACTCCCGGTAGCGAGCGTCGAGCTGCGCGATGTGAGCCATGAGCTGCTGCCAGCGCTGGCTCGCGGGGATGGTCACTCCCTCGGGACTGATGACATCGATGTCGGTGGCGGCATCGTTGGCCAAGACCCATAGCGCCTTGATCGTAGCCAGGATGGCCACCAGCGGCGCCTCGACATCACGCAGCGTCGGCTCGCCGGGAGGATGGACGACCCCAGGAAACTGCGCGAAGGTGTGCTCCAGGAACGCCTCCCGCACGAACGTCTCCATCTCCTCGGCGGAGAAGTAGGAGCCGGCCGACCCTTCGGCCACCAGCAGCTCGCCCTGGGGGATGGCCCCCGACATGGTCACCGTGCCCCCGCGCTCGTCCAGGACGTAGTCCACGTCCGGCGTCAGAACAGCCTGGCCGCTGAAGTACAGGCGAAGGTCGGGGCGCACCCGCTCCACCGGCAGCTCGAAGACCTCACCGAGCCCGTCGCCCCAGATCGTGGCGCGGAACGAGCGCACCGCCTCGCCCAACTCCAGTTCGGTCCGAGCGATCAGGGACTCAAGACTCGCCACGGACCGCTCCTCGCTTAGGGCGCTGGACGTCTAATGGTAGACGAGACCCTTCTCCTCCAGGTGCTCCGCGACATGCCGGGGGACCTTGTACTTCCGCCCCTCCTCGAAGGTGTAGGAGTTCCCGGCTCCGATCGTGACCTCCTCCAGCGAGACGTTGAGGCGGATGACCGTGGTTCCGGAGTCAGCCATCTGCACCCCGGTGTCCTCGACCTCGCCGAAGCTCTGAACCTTCTGCGACGAGACCTCCACGGCCTCGTCGTCATCGTCGTCGGCCACACCGAACTTGCCACGCTCGCCGGTGGGGTCGAGAAGCTCGGTCCGGTCCACGATCTCGCGAACGACCTCATCATCGTGGACCGCCCCCATGACGTGACCGGGGGACTCCGGCCCGACGCCGCCCGTGACGGCGGTGTCGTTGGTCTTGATCGTGTACGTCCTGCCGTCCGGGAGCGTCACGGTCAAGGTGCCGTCAGCGGCCAGAGAGGTGTTGGGCTGACCGGGGTGCTTGGTGATCGAGCGCGGAGCGGAGGCGGTGAGATCAACGATCTCGTTGTCC